GTGCGCATAAAAATTGCGAGAAAAGAGAATGTCTTGTATCTGCCTACAGGTTATGAGCTTGAAGAAAACGAATGGGATGCCGAAAGCCAAAAGGTAATCAAAAGAGCGGACAGAAAAATCATAAATGCACGCCTCGCCAAACAATACTACGAGGCGTGCGAAAAATTATCGTCTTTGCAAAAAGAAGGAAAGCTGCGTTTTTACAACAACAAAAAACTGCAAGATTATTTGAATAATGAGTGCACAGATGAACAACTGGAGAATAGTCTTTTTAAAACTCAATTTCAAAACTTTGTTGCTACCAAAGAAAATGCGAACACGCTGGAAATATACAATACGACTCGGCAAAGCATAATTGATTTTTGTGATTACGAAACACTCCTGCTCGAAGACATTGATTTTGACTGGCTGGAGGCGTATGTGAAGCACCTAAAAAACAAAGGCAATAAAACAAATACTATTGCCACAAAACTAAGAGGCATTAAGGCTGTTGTTAATTACGCGAAAAAGAAAGGCATTGTAAACTATTATGTATTTGACAGCTACAAGCTTCCGCGAACCGAAACCCCAAAACGCTCTTTGTCTGTCAAGCAACTGCGCGAACTACACTCTTTAAAACTTACAGAAGCACATGCTAAGTATCGTGATTTATTCTTTTTAATGTTTTTTCTCATGGGTATAAACCTTGTAGACCTATCAAGGCTTACCAACATAGAAAATGGGCGTGTGTCATACAAAAGAGCTAAAACAGGCACGCTTTACGACATTAAAGTAGAGCCCGAAGCGCAGGAAATAATAGAGCGTTACAGAGGCAGCGAGCATTTAATTTCGCTATTTGACAAGAAGGCGTACACAAATGTTATGAAAAGGTTTGAAGACGTGCTAAAAATACTTGGCAAAGAAATTGGTGTACCCAACCTAACGACATACTGGACGCGCCATTCATTTGCCACTATCGCTTATGAAATTGGCGTACCCACGGATGTGATAGCCGATTGTTTAGGACATAAGTCTGCACATCGAATGACAAATATATACATACGCAAAGATGCGAAATTTGTTGACGAAGCAAACAGAAAAGTAATTGATTATGTATTATATAATAAAAGGTAGGGCAATTTGTTTGTCCTACCTTTTGTGCTTATATTGCGTTCAAAATTTGCAAATCGTGCGCTTCGCCTATCACGCCTACGACGGGTATTCCGCAAGCGTCCGCCACACGGCGTTCCGTTTCACAGCCTTTTGAGCAACGCCATCGGTTCGGTACGACAATGCCGTCGCAGCCGAGGAGTAGGCGTAAATCCTCTTTCATGTGCTCCGTGTACGACGCAGAGTCGGATAAAGGTTTACTCATGGGATTGACTGCCTTGTAGCCGAGAATTGTTAGTTCTTTCTCAATACGAGCGAAGAACTTGTGTCGCTCGTTGAGATTATAGCCGGTAATCGGTGATGATATGTAAATCTTCTTTTTGCTCATTTTGTTTATCAGATTAAAATACCACTTCTTTGTAGCTTGATGTCGGCTTCTTGCCGGACAGGATTGCATTGCCACAAGTAATCAGTCCGTTGTCCTCGTCATACGACGGAACGAACACGATTACATCAAATCCGTTTGCCTTCAAATCTTCTTCCACTTTCTTGTACGGCACAAACGAGTCGTAACCTCCGCTTGTCTGAATATGGTTGGCTTCGCAGCTGTTTGTTCGGTGGAGCGGTGTAATCTTACACATGAACTTGCGTGGGTCAAACATCGAAGCAAGTACCTTGCCGTCAATAATAGAGTCGTCAGCAAGCGCGAAGTTAAGAGCGTACTTGCGACCCCACGGAGATACGAGAGTGTCAGCAAGTTCTGCAATATCTCTCAATGGTAAGGCGTTTCCCGAGAATAGGTATTCTCGCTGTGCGTCGTCGGTAGAGTTTATGGAGAACTGCAAGCCTGCGTTTCCGTTGTAGTCGAGATTCTTTACCCTAACCCATTCACGAATGAAGTCTTTTAAGCCTCGATTATGCTTCGGAAGCATCGTGCTTACTACAGGATACACAAGCGAATTTTCGATGTAAGGAATAATATCATCACGCAAGAAGAAACGTGCGTGTTCGATTACAGCCTCGTTCCATGTCGGCTCGCCCATGCGCGCATAGTGTACGTTAAGACGCTTGGTATGGTTAACCTCTGGGTGCATACTTAACGCCGTTGTTATCTCGTTACGCAGGTCGTTCAAAGTTACGTTGCGCCCAGGCCCGACTTTCGGCACATCGCAGAACTTGCAGTTCATCGAGCAACCGTACTGTGTAGAAATTGTTATCACCCATTTTTCGGTTAGTGGCATCGGCGTTCCGTTCGGCACACCATTCAGTTCTCTTGTTATGCCGAGGAAGTCGGCTTTGATGTTTGCATCTTTTCCGTAGTCGGCTACTGTCAGGAACTCCAACACGCCTTTGTCTCCTTTTGCGGTGTAGATTTCACCTGTAGGAACTTTGATTTCTTTGAGTATTTGCATTGTTATTTGATTTTATGTGATGTTTTGCTTTTTGCTGCGCCAATTCTTATGTGCACGTATCGAGTTTTCAATTCCTTTTTACGATACCACCCACGCACCTCGTACGTAATAAACACGCCGCACATTTTAGGGTATTGGCGTGGTTCTGTTTCGATTGATGTGCTTACCTTCTTAAACTTCACCTTAGTAGTTTTAAGGAACCACACACGATACTTTGATTTGTAACGCTTCTTTATTTTTCTAATCTTCATTTTTCTTCTTTTTATAGTCCAAACAGCCTTCTTCCATTGTCGGCATGATACGGAAACCGCCGTTCTCAGCATCATCAATAAGTTCTTCTGACGCATGAAACGAGTTGAACATTTTGGCGTTGTGATACTTCAAGCATAGATTTATGCGAACCTCTTTTTCGTATTCGTATTCGTACCCTGTCAGCGGATTGACCCCTGTCCTTGTAATAGTCGTAGTTTGCTCCGTTTCTTTGTACCACTTGCACGAATAGCAAGCAGCGATATTGCAAGGAGATTTGTTGCAATACTTTTCCTCATGTTTTATGCAACGTCTTTCCGTAAGAAACAGCTTTCCGCAGTGCGAACAGCGGTATGCGTTTACTCTAATCATTCTCCACCTCCTTCTTAATTGCTTCGAGCTGTTGTATGATGTTGTCTATCGTCTTGCCGCTGTAATCAGCGGCAATTTCTTTCAGCACGGCAATCTGTGCCGTCAGTCTGATGTAATCTGCCTGTTTCATTGTTGTATCAATTTTATATAATAATCCGAACGCTATTAATTCGCTTACAGCTAATATAACACCATAAGCGGTGTTTAAAAGAATTACTATTATAGTAAGCGCAACCAAAAGTAAAGCTACTACTATCCATTTGTATTTTGGCATATTCCTTTTTGTTTATGTTCCTTGTTCCATTCGTTTACGAAATCTGCAAGGCTTCTGACGATACCCATGAAAACGCCAAAACTTATAGAGTCTGTCGTTGTCGGGTTTGTAATTATGACGCGACTCTCATCGTCATACACCCGGACTCTAAATGTTATCTTTACGTCTTGCATATTAGCCTCCTTTCTGGTCGTCGTGAATATTGCCAATAACCTCATGGTCGTAACGACGCAGCATCTCGCCTAAAGGTTTGACACCTGGTAGTTTGGCGCAATCTTCCTGCAAGAAAAATCCGCCTAAACTCTCTACCCAAACTACGGCACAAAAAGCTGGACCAATATTCAGAACATCACCCTCGTATATCTCCTTGCCGTTTTTGTCTACATAGCCAGTGAACTGACATACGGTCTCTGGATCAACGTGATATGTGGATGTACAATTGTCTGAATGTGCCACAACTATTAATGTAGCTCCATCCTCACATTGCACCAAACTACCTTCCACCCATTCTCCAGCATAGCGGCTTTCTTTCTCGCATCTGCCACGAAATTTAATTTTTCTCATTGTTTTATTTATTTTTTATGTTCAAAGCTCCACTGGGTCGTTAATATTGCCGATAATTTCTACATCGCCTTCATGATCGTTGACAACAGTATCGTGCAACGACACTGTACATGTGTTTGCTGTGTTGGTGCACACTAAATCAAAACAATAACAGCGCATATCATTCGCTACAAAACCAATATTCTTGCCGTTATGCGCAAGAATATCGTCCTCATAAATTTCCTTGCCGTTCTTATCTTTCAGTCCTGTGTATTGCCCGACCGTACCGAGGTATACCTGCGCCATATTGTTTCCGTTATCGTTGCTTATGTACACTCCGTCTACGAGATGGAGTAAGTCGCCATATATCCACTCGCCATTGTCGAGACGCTTGCCTTTGAATTTAATCTCTCTCATATCTATTTCTTGTTTATACTGTTTAACTTATCGACTATCCAGTTAGTGCCGATTGATGAAATTGCAAGGAATACCCAAAATGTCATTGTTGAAAATTCGAATCCTATCAAACGCAGTAATACCACCGTCCATAATGAGAAAGTCATGGCTGCGGCGAATTTTCCGAGTTTTTCATACATATATTGCTATTCCTCCTTTACTCCAAACGGTGCACCGTCGGCAAATGTGAACACATTGAACATTTTGCCAAACCGACTACTTGAACGAATTACCACACCTCTATCTACTGAGCCATAACTTGCAAAACATACGGGAGCTTCATTGTTTTCAGAGATACAAGCCAAAAGTTCATAAGATGGCTTATTGCCTTTTCTTTTTACCCATCCAAACGGCTGGTGTTTTAGCATCTCCTGCCAGCACTCGTCTGCATCCTTAAACGGGCGGTACTTGGGTTCGGACTTGACGCGGTAATCAAAAGAACTATACGAAAGTCCAGGAATTTCGTTTACTTTCTTCCATTCTTCGTCAAACCCTTTACTTCTAAACTCTATCTCCTTACCTTCTGCAAATGCCTGTATTATAGGCAGCATTTCTTTTGCTTCTTCTCTTGTCATAACTATCTGCTTTAATTGTATTATTATACTTTTGTTACTCCCCAAGCGCACTGCTCACGATTGGAGCGTTCGCCGTTCTTCTTTGGGTAATTAACCAAGAAATACCTTACTATAAGGTAGTGAAACGAATATTGCTAACCCAACAGGCTTTTTCGTTACAATCTACCTTGTCGTTAATTTGTATCGGATATTCTTCAAGGTATTGCTTTTTTAGTTCATACTTCTGACGTGCAATCTCTATTTCTTTTTTATTGAGAGCACGCATCTGCTTTACAAAATCTTCTTCTGTCATATTGATACTTTAGTTCTTCCTTTTTTTTATTTCGTCTAACGCTCTATTAAGCCTGCCATTCTCCTCGCGATAATAATCCACCTTCTGCTTCAGCTTTTTTAGATAATTTTTTCTTTCCAGATATTTATAGTATGGGTGTAATAAGAAATCGGTGAACGAGTTCCAAATATCAAAATATTTTTCCCAGACAATCTCGCTTGTAATCCCCTTGAATAAAGCATAGGGAATAGAACCTATCAGCATTATTGGAATTAATGGTGCCGTTAAAACGACGCAGATCATTTTTGCTATAATTGTTTTCATTTTCTAATGTTATATTAATCCTTTAGTTCTATCTCATGTTCATCTGCGAAACTATCTTCTGCATCCTCGCAATAACGACCTTCACAAAGCGTCTCAGGGAATGCTCTGTTAGTAAAATACTCTCGGCAGCATAACTCGCATATTTCATTTCCATGATTGTTTATCAACTCTTCTCTGGTCATTATTCACCCTCCTTTCTGATTAAATAATCGTACATAGGCTTGCGGCTTCTACGATATTTACTACATATCTTTTCTGCCTCTTCCTCTGTGTCACAAATTGCAACAACTCCATCGGGATACGTGTCCCAATATCTAATAACTTTAAATTTTGTCATATTAACCCTCCAGTTCTTTTATAGCTTGCGCACATCTTTGCATGTTCAAGTCTATGTCTGTTATAAGATGTTCGTACTTGTCCAAATTAGAGGATGATAATTAGTAATTTGTAATATGCTCTGCGTACATTATTTTTCGCATAAGGCGGTCTATTTCTTTATCTGATGCTATATGGTCTATTGGGTAGCGCATAAAGTTTCCCCAATCACTTTGCTTTCGCAATTCGCCATTGGAATCCAGACCAATCAAACATCCATATCCGTCACCATTTTTATAGCCATCATGGATAAATATACTTCCATCACTTGTTACAAGAAATTCTCCTCTTTTAAATTCACTTCTTTTTAACATATTTCTCTTCTTTTTTACTCTCCCCACTGTCACTGGGGAGAGAGTTATTATTCAGTTACCAACTCCCAGTCCTCTGCAAATACATCACTCGAAGACGGAACCCAAGAGTCGGCACGTCCGTCTGGGTAAATTATGAGCATCTGATTAGTGTAAGCGATGTGTGGTTCAGCACGTGCCATAATGATGTCTTTGGCAGACTGAGGAAGTGACTGCATGTTAGGGATAATGTCGGCTGAAATACGAGCAGGTACTTGCTTGACAACAAATAGACCTTTGCCATTCCAACCAGCTCTGCGGACAGCCATGCCTGCTTTAAGATAAAGTACTGCCGTGCCGAATGTAAAATTGGACAGCTTAGCTTTCATCTTATTTGCCTTTATAAATCTGTCTGCCAAGACAAAGTAATATTGCCCCATCACCCCTCTTTGCACAGTCAACAAAGCACGAGAAAGTGCGTCTAAAGCACTGAACTCATCCGAAGAAAGAAAGTTATCGCATTTATTCATGCGTTTTTCAAGGTCTTCGAGTTCAAGAAGCATTCTGTTGACAAACGTTTTGGACGGCTTGTAAGCCTTATCGAATACATCTGCCGGGCTCCAAGACTGATAACCGCCTTCGTATTCAACAAGGTAGCCAGCCTTGTCTGTTTCACACTCAGAGGGTCTTACACCCTCTTTCAAGAGCTTGCGCTCGTAGGCTTCGCCCATTGTCATAGGCATAGCCTTCACTGTCTTTGTTCCAGTGTACTGTTTCATTTCTTTGTTCATAATGTTTATTTTATAAGTTCAAAATCGTAAACGAATACCCAAGGGTTGCCCTCCCAAGTGCCTTTGCCGCTAATTTTGTCTATCAGGGCGGCGTAGGCTTCTTTCGCTGTTCTGAACGAGGAGTTGGCAAGACCGTGATACCAATACGTCGTACCTTCAATCCCTACGTTGTCGTCACGCCAAATGCCTTCTTTCAGACAGTCTTCTTCGCTAATGTCTCGCAGACGTTCTACGCGGATGTTGGTGATGCGAATATGATGGGGCATTAAGTCCGCACGGACAAACATCTTGTTATTCCACCCTGGTTGTTTTATCAACTCCGCAGCAAGTTCTACTGGCACATCTAAAGCAATATCCTTATATTTTTGCGCCACAGCTACCACCTCGCCGACTTTGTAACGTGAAGACGACAAAGCGTAATCAAACATCTGCTGAAGCATATCTCCTTGGGCTTCATAGAGTCGTCTATTACATAACCTTTTCCAAGCACTAATGTCCTCATTTGACCACCCTTCGTAGGTCTCCAATCTTTGAAAAAACATTGTAGGATTTAGCATACGCCTGGTCTGGGTCTTTCTGCCTTCGAGTACAGCCTGTGTGAGACCGTACTTGTCATTGAACATTATCTTCTTCATACATTTATACTTTTAGTTCTGCGTTCAAGCCCAACGCCCAAAGGATGTGTTGGAGTTCGTGTAAATATTTGATTTCTCGTAACTTTTTGCCGTCAAGGTAGGCGGCAAACTTATTTCCTTCGACCTCATACACGATATTAATGCCGAGGTCGTAATGATAGAAGTCGTACCATTCCGAAGTGCCTTCCTTTTGGTGCTGCTCTTCCTTAAACCCGTTCTTTTCGAGGAGTTCAGGAGTGAGGGATATGCCTTCAATGTCATTACACCAAGCCCACCATGATGCATCGTCATCGTTGATAGAACGTATAACGACGAATCCATTTTCGTCCCCAGACGCTTTCTCGTCCTGTATCTCGGCTATAGTGCATAACGTTCCGTCGGGAAATGGATAATCGCGGTTTACCCTTACAAGGTCGCCGATTCTAAGGTCTTCTGGTTTAATCATTCTTTTGAGTATTTAATGCGATTCGTAGATAAACTGAGAAAAACAGCCAGACAAAACCTACTGTTACTCTATCATCATGGCGTGATGCGCCGATAGACGGCAGTGCAAAAAACTGCCAATGTTTTTTGTTAGCGAAGCAAAATGCTTTGCACTCGCGGTATTTAGCTTTAGTCATTTTCCTGTGCATTCTTTTGTAAATACTACTCTTCCATCTTTTTTGTCATAAGGGCAATTAAACACCTGAGGGCAAAGAGCGCAGCTTATAATGTGACGTACGTCACATTTTCTTCTTGAGTTATAGCTCATTTCTTTCTTCTTTTATTTGAGTTTTGAAGTGCTTGACCGTAATCCTTTGGGGAGGCTACTGCATCTGGAATAACATTACATGCTGATGGCAAATAATAAAGCTGGCTTACGAATTTCATTTCTCACCTCCTTTCGGTAGCAAGTCCTCTATGTAACACCACTTAGTGATGCTGTTATACGCAACAAACTTTGCCCATTCAACATCCGAGAAGACTCCATCTATGCCAACGTCCATAGTGCCTCTATCATCGAGCCATTGGTATAGGATAACAGCATTACCTTCGGGTTTTACACTTGCTTCGTGCCAAATGGCGTGCTTGAACCATTTAACACCTTCTTTAAAGGCAATTCGTTCGACAGTATTCACCAAGCCTCCTACATTAAACATGCCGACTGCTGCTTCTTGTATTTTCTTTTCGTCAATCATAATAGTTTCGTTTTAAAATTATCGTAGATTTCCAAGTCGTTCCACCATTCTTCTCTGCCGAGTTCAACGTGCCTGTTTTCGGGTGCCTTATGCTTCACAACTGCCTTTATCCACTCGTTGGGAACAACCGTATTAAACGATTGCAGTTCACTGCTTTTCTTCGTCTTGCCGTCAATGTAGAGGTAAAGCGGATAGTATTCGCCATCGAAGCGGTAGCAGAGAGCGTTGTGCAATGCGTTGTCCGCTTCGCTACGAAACGTGATTTTATAGCGATTTCCTCTGTGCAGAGCAGCGAGTGCGTGCATAAAGTCCTCATAACCGACATGCGCGTTCTTCTTGCCGTTCAGCTCGTAGAAGTATTGCTTGAAGATGTCGCGTCGCATATAAAACCAGAAGTAGTCCATATCGTCGTCTGACATCTGCGGAATCGACCTATACACAATCTCTCCCCAAACGTGCTGTCGGAGGTGCGAACCTCTTGCGAAGCCCTCAACCGCAAAAAGGAAGTCATGTCTATCTAAAAAAAGATTTATCATACTTAGAATTTTTCTCTTATTTTCTGATATTGCTTGGCAAACGTCTTTTCCGTTACCCATGCGCTGTATCGTGTGCGGTAGTAACGCTTAGGCTTGCCTGAAACAAGCCCTGTTGCGTCACGAGGAGTATTCACGCTCATGTATATCTTTGGCACGATGTCCGTTGACACATACGATGTGATATACTCATCCGCAAAAGCGATATGCCCTGTCTCGCGGAACTTGACATCTGCAAGCGAGAAGTCTTTTGCCATGTTAGCGTTATTTGGGATTGTTTGTTGTGCCTAACAGATGTTGATTGCCCTCGTAAGGGATGCAGTACTTGTAGACACTTGATAAACAGACATAAGGGCATTGCTTATTGAATGTGTTGTAGTGAGAGAAGAGTTCACAACGCCATACGCTATCTTCGTTGCATCTCACTAACACCTTGTCGAACGGCTTGAATGAACACTTAGGTTCAGCAACCTTAACAGGCTCTACTTGCAGCGTTTCGGGGTTATACTTGCCGCCGTAATGCTTCTCTGCTTCTGCGATAAACTTTGCTCGCTCCTCGTAGGTAGCTTTGGTAAAAAGCGGCGTTAGGCAAATATCTCCTTTGTTCCAAGCATCGCTTATCTTGTAGCGGTTGATAGTTGTATTGAACTCCGTGCAATCATTGTCCGTCCAACCCTCAAAGATAACCGTCGTCTCCATATCATCATCGAACAGCACGTCACCACGCTTGAAGAACTTGCTCCAGCAACGCATCCTGTCCGACGGGAAAAGCATGCACTCCGCGTTTGGGTACCATTCAAAATAACGACCATCCGATGAAAAGGTTCTACTCTCCTTTACGCGTCCGTCTTGAAAAAAAGACTCAACACGAATAAAAACACCATCTTCGTCAGTGCCTACGCCTACCAACTCGCATTTGCCGAACAGCGGCGAATATAGCTTTGTGCCTTTTGGCATATCGCGGAGTATCTCCGCAATGTTAATCTTGTCCTCCATCTTCTTGCTCCGTTTCTTTTGTGTTATACTTAGCCTCATAGGCTTCTATTGTTATTTTCATTTTGCTTGCAATATCCAACAATTCCTTGTAGTCCTCTATTATCATTTTGTATATTGAAGCTCTGCCGAGAAAGTACCAGGTACCTCCAAGACCGATGACATTGATGATTGTTAATACTATTCCTATCATTATTCGACTTTAAACATTGTTAATGTTGTAAATAGTTGTTGCTATCGGATGAAGGCTCATGCTACCAAGGCTTGCGTCGCTGTTAGTGTCATCCTTGAAGCTGTATGTGATTGTGTCACCGAAGCGCATCATCGTGACCTCAATATCCTTACCTCTGTAACTATAGTTGAGTCTCGTTACGTCTCTTTTAAGACGATCGAGTAACTTTTCTGGAGTAAAATCCTCTCCAAAAACAAACTCAGCGTTTTTGAAGAACTCCAACCTGTATGCAAGTGCTTTCGTCTTTTTATTATGAACGCTACATCTCGGATGTTCGCAGTAAAATCTTTCTTCTGTCATATTATTGTATTATTAGTTTCTTAGTATGTGCGCCTTTACCACCTTGTGGGCAGCTCGTGGCTGCGCCTTGTTAAACTCTTCTACAAACCAACGTTCGTACTCGTCGTGGAAACGTGGTCTGTGCTGTTTCTTGCCTTGGAGAGGATAAATATCTGCGATAAATTTCTCTCCGTTGTCTAATGTCAGTACGGCTTTCATAGCTTACCAGTTATAAATCCAAGCTCCTTCGCTATTGCAAGGAAGTCGGAGAGTTTGTCGGGCGATACATCGGTCTTCTTGCCTCGCGAATAGACAACGCCATCTTCAACTTTGAAGTAGTTATTGCCATCCATGTGGATAAAATAAAGCTCACTTTCCATGTTACTTCACCTCCATGTTGATTAGGTCGTTAAAATCTTCTTCCGACTTGCAGTCGTAGCAGTAAGTCAGCCAGCCGTCAGCATCCTTCGTGAGCATCATTATGCTGTTGTTGCTACTAAGCAAGTCCAGAAGCATATCAATACGAGGATATATACTTACGCTGTTGTTCTTGATAAACCAACGAACGCCCGAAATAAGGCTTGCGGTGTAGCGCGCATACTGTTCGTCTACGCCCTTTTCGTAAGAAACAAAGATGTAATCATCTCCTCTTATGATAGACCACGCATCGCGCAGCCTACCAACAAATGTTTTGATTGTTTTCTTCATATCTGTTGTTGTTACATGTTAAAGTTAATTTCCTCGGCAGGAACCATTTTGAAGGACTCCACATTCTCGAAGTTTATATCGTTGCCAGTTAAGGTTATAATATCCACTGTTTTGTCGTCAGTGTTTGGGTATATCTCGGATATTGTTTCCGTTGGTATAATAGTCGGTATGGTGTCACCTTTCTCGAACACCAAAAGAAAATAAGGCTTGTTGTTTTCGTTTGCCATGTTATTGTCCTTTTTTTGTTACAATTTCCAGTGCTCCAAGCAAAGTCTTTTCGCTAATTCCGTTGCCGGATGCAACGCCATCTTCCTTGATAGAATTGAGAGCTTCTTTGAGGCATGTGGTATCAGAGGCGAGCTGTTTTATGAGGACACTCATTTTCTCGTCTACATTTCTCACATCGTCACGATTGGCGTTTACCGAGGTTAGTATCTTGACGCAACACTCCTCGATATAATCCTTTAACGTTGCTTCGTGCTCCTTCTTTATCTCCTCGACAACAGCCGACGAACGAATAGGGTATATGGCAAAGTCGCACTTTATTCTGTCATTTGGTGTTTTTTCGTTTCGGATGTGCACATCGCGTAACTCCATGTAACAGCTACCTATCTTTACAAGATAAACTCCTTCGCCATGTGGGTAATGGTCAAGAAAATAGCGTTCGTTCCCATTAAGGGTTTCGCTTTCTTCAATTACACCCAAAATCGGTATTCTTATTTCTTTTTTCATGAGTTTGTTTTCTTTTGTTTCGCCAGCATACGCTTGTACGCCCTACGTTCTGCTCGCGTCATGCCGTCCTTTTTGATTTCGTAGGCTTCTTTATCCATTGCTTCCATAGGCTAAAGTTCATTATATTCGCTATGTTTTGCGGAGTTTCCGTGAAGGAAGCCGATTGTGTAGCCGATTGAACCCACCATGAAGGCGACGTAGGCTACGAGTAGTATTATTCCGATTGTTGTCATAAAGTGCATAATTTCAAATCTTAGTTTTTCAATATTAAATATATACCATATTATAGTACGACGTATTTGTTGGCGTATATTTTATATATCCAGTTACGATAACTATAGGTATAGTTTGTAAGTATGTCTTCTGTGTATTTTGCAAACATGCTAAATCTTTTGGCGATATTGCGCATTTTCTTTACGATACCATAATTCGCTGTGAATTTTACTATTTGCATTGATTTAAAGATAGACATACCTATTTTTGCCGCCATATATTTGTATGAAATACCTCTGTCTATAAATCTTCTGCCATAACCAAAACGATTACAAGTTTTCACCGCTTCCGTATATTCTTTCTTAGAATGTGGGTTGCGCTTCTGCTGAATCATTTGTTCGGCAAAGTTTTTTCGACGCTGTATTTGTACAAGCAACATTGCGACTAAAACATTTTCTAAATTCTTGATTTCTTGTGCATAGGCATTCTTTTTTAAGTTTACATCAGGTTTAAATTCAACACTCGGCAGGACAACGTTGCGGTGAGCGGTATGACTGTGCAACGATTTGAAAACGAGGTGCTTTTTATCAACGCCCGTTTCTTCAATCAAGCCCATGCTGCGCAAAGTAGCTAATCTTGCCTTTATAGCGTTTACGCTTACGCCTGTTATATCATGTAATTTGTTAATATTCCAATTCTTAATGATAGAATTGCGAGAGTGCGCTTTTACAAACAAAGAAAACGCTATCGCCTTTCTTAAATCGGAATTGCGATACATTTGATTTATTATATATCTCTTTACTTTCATGTTTGTAAAAACAAAAGCGACAAGGTTGTGTACTTACCTCGCCGCTTCGTATTTAATGCGTTTGTAAAAACGCGCCTAAATCCATGTTCGACACTTCACGATGTACACGGGTCGTTAAGTGGTGCATTGTAGCAATACTTTTGCCTTTGCACGCCACAAAATTAATAAAATATTCGTAATCTTAATAGCTTTCTATTAATTATTTATAATATTTTAAGAGTTTGTATTGAAATTCTATTAGTTTTCACTAACTTTGCAGCGATAATTATTAAATTTATTGCTTATGATGTATTCGCAAACAGAACAGTACCTTTGGGCTGACCGCATTCTAAATGCCGTTTGTGCGGTTGGTGGCATAACCTTTATGCAACTGGTGTCGGAGATTAAAACGGCGAAAACTAACGAGCTTCGCGGCTTGTACTGTCTTATAACAAGAGATTATAACATTCATCCTGAACGCGCCGCACGGCTTATTTCTCGCACAAGGCAGAATGTTATCAACCAAACACGCAGATACTGGCAGTATATGCAAGCCAAAGACAAAACTATCGTGAGTTTATACAACAAAATCAAGGACTACCTAAAACAATACGACAATGAGAAGGGATTATGATGTAACAATACCAGATATGCTGTTCCCAACGGACAACGAGCTGGAAATACCTACACTTGACATTAATATGCAGGCTCGCGAATGTCAGATACCGTTTCTCTGCTTCGGTGAGCAAAAGCGTACATACAACATGAATGGGCAAGGAACGCTGCATTTTTATACTGATGACTATCGCTTCACATCGGTATACGAACACCCTGAAAAGATATTTAAGCAGCACCGCCCTGCGAATATCGTAGAGCCAAACTTTTCGCTTTACAACGAAACGCCAATATCTTTCGGTATGCAAGCACTTTACAAGAAGCGCTGGATAGCTCGCGCGATGCAATCCCGAGGCATCGGAGTATTCGTAGACCTTAACGTGGCGCAGAAATGGTACCAGCTGAACATGCTTGGTGTTCCGCGCGGCTGGCAGGCTTTTGCAACTCGCGGTTATTCGGATAGACTAAACAATCTCGCGTTTGAATTGTCAATCGCCAAAGACTGGGCGCTCGGCAAGACCCCTTTGTTTGTCATATACGGCGGCGGCAACGAGTGTCGGCGGTTCGCCCAAGAGAACGGGTGCGTATATATCAACCCTGTCGTTACGACAAAAAAGAAGCTTGAAGCCGTAAAAAAGATACAGGAAGGCGTTGCGTTCTTCAACGAGGAGTTTTCTTTGAAGAAGGAGTTGGAAAAGCTCACGCCGTTTACGCATCAGATAGAAGATTATTCTAAGATGAATAAACAAATCGGAGAAAACAAAGAAAGTTTATCCGAGAACGAATAGGATTTGTGTTCATATTAACAAAAACAGTACCTTTGCTTGAAACATAAGCAATAGGTTAAGTTTAGGGAGACTGGCTCGCGAGAGTCGGTCTTTTATTATATATATTATTGTAGTGCACCTATAAAAGGTTTAAAATGTCTTAAATATTAAATTTTTCCTATTAATAATTTTGCTACAAACTAATAAATTATTAATTTTGTGGTGTTAAAATTAATAGACAACTAAATAATAGGAGATACAACAATGTTTGAATTATCACAAAACAAAATCAAATTCGAGTTTACAAAAAGAGAACTCAGAAAGCTCAACACGCTCAAGAACAAGGTAGCGAAACTTAACAATGACCTTAGAGAGTATTTTGATACTTGCGGTGAAATGTCGCTGCCCGACATCGAATGTACATGTATAGGTTACAGCCCAATGGGTCTTGTAGACACGCAGGACATCAAAGATAAGGATGGTAACATGTTTGGCTTTCGCGCCTACATAGATGACCTCGAAACAGCGGTTGTCTATGTTGAGGAGGAAGGCGAGATATTTCTTAGCGGTTGGGAGGAACTCGAGGACGATATTAAATACCAGCGTCGCAGACTCAACAAGGCTTGGAGAATTTTCAAGTCAGAGAACCCTGACGCGGAACTTGAACGCGACGACGACGAGGATTAATTGTTTACACGGGGTGGGGCAGCAGTTCTCCTTCCCATTACATAAAATATTAACTTTGCAAAAAACAAAAGATTATGGCAAAAGGTGGAGGTTCAACAAGAACAGTAAGCGCAAACAACGCAAGTGCAAGCAGAACAAACAGCAGTGCGAGTGCAAGCACAAAATATAATGCTGAGTATGTCAGTGCAAAAACAAAAGAAATAAATGGTTTTAAGCTGCCAAAGCAAAACGATTCTGAATATATACGCATTAAAGATGTAGAATATCGCATAAGCCATCAGAGCACATACGACAAAAGACATATCGTTGACATTGTAAGAACTTCAGATGGATATTCTTTAGGTCGTGAGGTGTTTACAAATAGTGGTTCTTATGGCATGGCGACTACAAGAACAAAATCACAGGTGCAAAAGGCGATTCGAAAAGAACTGCTAAGGTTGTTAAATAAGTAAACATGTACATCAAAAATAAACATATCAAAAACAAATATAATTATACATGATAATTGTGTTTAACACAACTAATATCCTGTATAAAACAACACACATTTAAAGGGTATGCACGGCTAAAACGTAGCGTACCTTTTTTGTTTACACAGAAACTGATAAAACCTTATAAACCTTGATAAATCTGCTTAACTTTGCTTTAAATCACTATAAAATCAGTTTAATATGGCAAAAAAGCAGAATAACACGCTCAATGAACTGGGCGTTAAAGAGCGAATAAACCTAAGCTGCCTGGAGCTTAATGAGGGGCAGATTGTAGGCATTCCAAAGAACCCTCGCTACCTTAAAGGCGAAGAACATGACAAGCTAAAGAAATCGCTTAAAGACTCGCCAGAGTTGTTGCAATACAAGCCGCTTATGGTGTACGCTATCGAGGGCGGCAAGTTTGTCGTTATTTGCGGCAACATGCGCTTGCGTATTTGTCAGGAACTGCACAACGAAGGCGTAGAAGGTTTTGACGCGCTGCCTTGCTTTGTACTCAACAAGGACGTGCCCATTGCCAAAATCAAAGAGTATGCTATTAAGGACAACGTACAGGCTGGTAACTGGGACTGGGACGAGCTTGCCAACGGTGAATGGGAAGTAGACGACTTGCAGGATTGGGGCGTTGATTGCTCATTCTTGACCGACACGGAGCCAGTCGAAGAAATGCCAGAGCGCAAAGAAACGGAAGACGACGCATACGATGAGGACGAGCATGAGATTGAAGCGAAATGTAAACTCGGGGATATTTGGCAGCTCGGCAGACATAGACTCATGTGTGGTGACTCTACTGACGCATCGCAAGTTGCTAAACTACTCGGGGGAACAAACATCCAACTCTATGTGACGGATCCACCGTATAATGTGGCTTACGGTTATGATGGTGCAGCAACAGAAGGACATCGCAAGGATGGACTGGTCGTCTTAAATGACAAAATGGACAACGATAAATTCGAGGAGTTTTTAACAAACGCATTTAACGCTGCCAATGCTAATATGGAGAAAGGTGCTTCGTTCTATATATTCCACAGCGACGGCTACTCCTATTGGTTTAGAAAAGCCCTTATCAACACGGTAGACCTGGAGCTGCGAGAGAATTTGATATGGGTAAAGAACTCTATGGTGCTCGGAAGACAAGACTACCAATGGCGACATGAACCATGCTTGTATGGTTGGAAAAAGGGAGCGAGCCATAATTGGTTTAGCGACCGCAAGCAGACAACCGTAATGGAATTCGATAGACCGACAAAGAGCGTAGAGCATCCAACGATGAAGCCTATCCCACTTTTCGCATACCTTATTCAGAACTCATCGCAGGAAGGTTGGAATGTATATGACAGCTTCGGCGGTAGCGGTACGACTGTAATGGCGTGCGAGCAACTTGACAGAAACGGTTTCTTAATGGAACTTGACCCCCATTATTGTGATGTGATAATCAACCGCTGGGAAACCTACACAGGCAAAAAGGCTGAAAAAATCAAAGTTTAACAACATAAATTAAAATTAGAAATGATAGAAAAAGTAAACCCACAACACCCCGACAAAGTCGCAGACCGCATTGCAGGTGCCATCGTTGACCTTGCTTACACTAAGCAGAATAATCCCAAAATTGCCGTTGAAGTCCTTATCGGACATGGCGTAGCTAACGTTATTATTGAAAGTAGCGTAGCTTTCTCTAAAGAAGAAGTGTATACAATCGTGGAGCGCATCACCAATGACAATTTACAACTGAACCTTGTAGTTAATCCGCAAGACGCGCACCTTGCAAAGAATCAAGATGGTATTATCCGTTGCGGTGATAACGGAATATTCAAGGGTATGCCACTCACTGACGAGGAGTGGGAACTAAGTCAGATTGCTCGCGGCATCTACGAACGATATCCGTCGGACGGCAAGTACATCTTGGGCGGCGACGAGCTGGTGATATGCCAAAGCAACGCCAAGACAGAAGCGCTGAAAAAACTCTACCCTACTGCAACTATCAACCCACTCGGTGACTGGACTGGGGGCACTGATGTGGACAGCGGAGCGACGAACCGCAAGCTCGGCTCTGACATGGCTCAGTCGGTAACGGGTGGCGGACTGCACGGAAAAGACCTGTCGAAGGCAGATGTCTCGGTTAATATCTACGCTTTTCTAAAGGCACAAAAAGAACAAAAGCCTGTGGAACTGTTTTGCGCTATCGGTGACGAAACCGTCGACGGCAAGCCATACTCCGAGATTGTGGAGATAGCAAAAGACTACATCAACAAGGTCGGTGGCTTCGAGAAGTTCGCCGAGTGGGGACTGTTCTAAAAAAATATTAGCAATGGCAAAGAATAGTGGTGGTACGAGAAATTACAGAAATAATCCAAAAACCCTGTCAACGAGAAGGAGTGAATTTGATGGTCTTATGCATTCTGGATTTTATGACGTTTCACGCTCCTACTTTGACCCGTCAGGCGGATTCGTTGCCACAAACAAAGAACACAATGAAGTTGAAGACCCAAATATAGATAAAGAAAAAGAAGCCACTTTGTTTCTCGCCAATAAAGGCTACAAAGTGTATCTTGACAGTGAACGTGCTACAATAGAGTTTGAACCTCATAACGATGGACGTATTTACAATATCCCCATGGATATAAAGACCATCAATGAAGCTGGCAAATATACTATCAAAAGACAATTGGAAAGGGCGAGTGCTCAGAATGTGAAAGCGGTTGTTTTGTATCAGAACAGCCCTTTGGCGGATAAGAACTATGTGAAAAATCAAATCTACGGGGAAAATGGGTTTATACAAAAATCACCGAAAAAGGCATTAGAGAAAATTGACTGGGTTATAGTTGTAGGTTCTAATGGGCATGTACATAGACATGATATTAGAAAAGAAAAAGCAGCAAGATTAAATAGTTAGCGGAGGATATGCCTCCCTAACTCGGATTCATCCGCAATATTATGCCGAAATGGAGCTCCCGCATATCGGGTTACCCCAACAGATAAATCATTGCAAATATAATAATAATAAATCAAACGGCAAAATAAAATGCACGAATAAAGCAAATAATTATGAGTAAGCCTTTACCCATCAGAACAACCATCGAGCGTGCGCTCAACATTAACATTTCATCATCGCTGCCTGCAAAGGACAAGGTGGCGGTGATGGAGTGTTTGCTGACGTTGAGCACAAGTGAAATAAAGCGCATAAACGAAAGTGATAAAGCGACTGCGTTTGTCAGCCTATGCGCTAATATACTCCGTCGTGGCGAACTGATGGAGTATATGCAAATTCTTGAAATGTGCCGTAAAACGGCTTTAAACAGCGATAAACGTGCTTAAATGTATGATAAACACGTAATGAAAGGAAGATATAAGGAGAAAGGAAAATAATATGGCACTATCAAAAAATGAAAGTAAGCGCAGAAAACAACTTGCTAATCTTGAAAAGGGCAAGTTTAAAAAAGGCGAGATTACCAATCCTAAAGGACGACCGCCCAAGCCTAAAACGATGACGGCGTTCATAGCTGAAATGAAAGAAAAAGGCTATGAAGTACCGACCTCACAGACTATAGCCGAGTCGTTTCTGTACATCGCTACCCTGCCTGAGGACGAGCTTAAGGCTGTTCTCGCTGACAAGACACGTCCTATGATGCAGCGCATTGTTGCCAAGGGTATACTTGACAAGAAGGGAATGGATATACTTGAGCGTGTTGTCGACCGAGCTTATGGCAAGATACAACGCATCGACCTCACAAGCAAGGGCGAACAAATTAAGCAGGACCCGTTGCAAGTGCATTTTGTAACAAATTCAGAAGAATACAATAAGGTTCTTGCGGAGATACAAAAGGAAAAAGAACGCAAGGAAGCACAACCAGATAAAGAATAAAGCAAAAACAGATGCCGCACGTATTTTTAGCAAAGAACTACATGAGGGTAGATGCCGCCAAGAAAGCAGGATTTACGACCGTATCATTACAAGGAAGCTCGCGCTCCGCGAAAACATGGTCGGTTGTGCAGTTTCTTTGTATCTATTGCTTTAACAACGCCGGAACAACAGTTTCCATAATACGTGCCGGTATGCCCTCAATCAAGCGTACTGTATACCGCGATTTTAAGAACGTGATGCTTTCTTTGGGTTGGTGGAATGACAAGTCAATGAACAAGTCGGAGTATGTATATACTTTCCCTAACGGCTCTTGGATAGAATTTTTCTCTACCGACAACGAGCAGAAAGTGCGCGGTTCAAAGCGTAAAATACTATTCGTGAACGAGGCGAACGAGCTTTCATTTATTGAGTGGCAGCAGCTACAGATGCGTACTACAGAGTTCTCCATACTCGACTATAACCCTTCATTTTCTGAAGAGCATTGGATAAACCAAGTAAACGAGGAAAAAAATACTTATTGGTTCATATCTACATATAAAGACAACCCATTTCTTGAGCAGAAGGTAATTGACGAAATAGAAAGTCTTAAGTGGAAAAACCCGAGCCTGTGGCGTATTTACGGACTCGGACAGCGTGCGATTGTCGAAGGACTTATTTTTGAAAACGTTGTTGTTAGTGATTATATTCCAGTTGAAGCTCGCCGTCGCAAGTGGTATGGCATCGACTTAGGCTATACCAACGACCCGACGGCGATTGTTATGGTGTGCGTATATGGAAATGACATGTATATAGACGAGGTGTGCTATCAAACCAAAATGCTCTCAGACGACATAATAAAAGCTTGCAAAGATGTGCGAGATGCGCCCGAATTTATCTGTGAGAGTGCCGACCCTCGTCTTATTGATGAGATATACAACGCTGGCGTAGACATAAAGGCTGTGCAAAAGTTCCCTGGCTCAATCAAAGCTGGTATTATGAAGATGCAGCAATACAAGATACACATCACCTCACGCTCAACAAATATACGCAAGGAGTTTAATAACTACACTTGGCGGCGGGACAAGGAAGGTAAATGGCTAAACGAACCAATAGATTGCTACAATCATGCGATAGATGCCTGTAGATATGTGGTACTGCAAAAGATACTTGGAGCATACAGCAATGGCATGAGTGCAAGCGAGATATTGGGAATAATCTCATCAATATAAAAACATAAGTATCATTTTTTTTGTTTACACAGAATAACTAATTATAATATAAGATCGTATATTATGCTATAACTTTGCTAACAAAGTTAGCAAGATATGAGAAAAATTACAGAAATACTTTCAAACAGCGACGCGAACACCGTGCACACGTTGTTAACAGCAAGAAAGCTGCCATTCCATCGTAGCTTTGAGGAACTTATGCGCCAGTGGGATCCATACAAGCACGATGTATTTGACGAGGGCAAGCGTAAGAAGAAGAAAATCAAAGTGCCAACAGGACAAAAAGACCCGATGGACGGAAGCCCTGTTTACAAAGATGAATTTGTAGATAGGGTAAGAATCGCCCTGCCAACACAGAAAGTGGTTGTAAACCGCCTCGTTGGTTTCATGCTTACGAATCCTGTGACATACAAGGCGAACTCGCACGGCGTTGTGCTTAAAATACTTGATAACAAGCAGCAACAGCTATATGACGCTATCATACACTGCTACCATGACAACAAAATGAAATATTTTGACAAAAAGCTTGTGCGTACGGTATCTTCACAGTGCGAGGCGGCAGAGCTGTGGTATATGACAACAGATGAAGACGGAAGGCTGGGCGGCGAGATACGGGTACAGTTGCTTTCGCCAAAAAACGGCGACAAGCTTTACCCTCATTTTAATGACCAGCATCGCATGGATGGCTTCGGTCGCGAATACTTAGTGTTTGACGAGCTGGGCACTTCGGAGATGCATTTCGATGTATACACGGATAGATATGTTTACAAATACATCAATAATGGTTCTGGTTGGGTTATATATGAGGTCAGAGCACACGGCTTTACCAAGATACCAGTAGTATATTACTACCAATATAAAGCAGAATGGGCAGACGTGCAATGGGCTGCGGATAGAGTCGAGGTGTGCATTTCTAACTGGGGCGACACTAATGACTATTTTGGCACGCCTAAATACTTCATACAGGGCAGACTTGAAGGTTTCGCAGAAAAAGGAGAACAAGGTGCAGTCTTCCAAGGCGGAAAAGACACAAGCATGAATGTTTTATCGTGGGACCACTCACCCGAGTCTGTAAAGGGAGAGATAGCATATTTGTTTAATATTATATTCTCATTTACCCAAACGCCCGACATTTCATTTGAAAACATGAAAACGCTGGGCAACAATACGAGCGGAGCTGCCATTCGTCTTATGTTTACTGACCCGTTCATAAAAGTTGGCAACAAGACGGAGCTTTACGGCGAGATGTTCACACGTCGAAGCAATATCGTCGCGAACGGCATTTGCAACGCTGGCATATACGTCAAAGGTATTGATGCAAGCGTAGCGGAAAACATAGACTTTGAACCAGTATTCGAACCTTATGTTCCTAAAAACGATGTCGAGCTCTTACAACTTATTACACAGAGCAACGGTGGCAAACCGTCAACCTCGCAGCGTCGTAGCATTGAGCTCAATCCTCTTAACGACGACGCAGATAGCGTAGAAAAGGAAATGAAAGAGGAGCAGGAAAATGAAATGATGCAACAGGCTGCGCTTATGGGTGTTGGCGGCTCAGCGAGCGCATCTCAGTCTGTGATGAATGAAGAATAAACATGGCAGGAAAACTTACAGCTAAAAAGCGGAAAGAAGATTTAAACAAGCTATTTGCTGAATACAACCGCCGTCTTGGTATGTTGTACAGCGGTTATGTCAGGAAGCTACTCGCTCTTGGCTATACCGAAGATGTGCTCGAAAGCGATGCTCTTTTCAACTTTGCCAACTTTCCAGTGTTCAAAGCTCGACTTGACGAGATATTTAACGACTACTTCCAAAACAGTATGTTATGCTACAAAAGCGGCATAACAAGCGGCGTTTCTTTGGCGTATTCGCACGACAATGATGCGCTGGGACAATTCTCCGTGCTGACAGATAAAGCTTTGGAAACCGCAAGAAAAACGGCTGCTGCGACGTTTATAGCCAATAGGCTTAATGCGAAAAACGGATTAAACCTCGCGCAGTCCGTTTGGAACTACTGCCAGCAGACAAAAGCGGAGTTTGAAATGGCGATGTCTAACGTGATAGCCGACGGACTCGAAAAGGGTACGTCCGCAGAAGAGGTGGGCAGAAGAATACGACAGTATTTGAACAACCCCGATATGATGTACCGGCGCTATCACACCGTGAAAGTGTTAAAGAACGGACAGAAGAAAGACGTTGTTACTTGGCGCAGGAAACGCATTATTGACGGACGTGTACGCTTCGTAGAAGAACCGCTCGAGCATGTAGGGCAGGGTGTGTACCGCTCTGCTCGCAAGAACGCTCTGCGTGTAGCACGCACAGAAATAAATGCAGCCTATCACAAGGCGCGAAATGGGCGCTGGGCAAATGAACCATTTGTTATCGGTCAGCACATACATATTTCTCCGCAGCACGATCCAGATGAAGATGCGGACATCTGCGACGAACTCGAAGGTTACTACCCTAAAGATTTCGACTGGGATAGTTGGCATTCTCAATGCATGTGTACCAGTGACCCTGTAGTGATTAGCGGCGAAGAGCGCAAGCAGTTCTACAAGCGTATGCTTAACGGTGAAGATATGTCCGACTACGTTTCGCCGAACAGCATTAAAGACGTGCCCGACCAGTACAAACGATACATCGAAGCCAACGGCGACAAGATTGTAGACGCATTTAAACGTGGTAAGCTGGCATGGCATTTGGCGAACAATAAAAGTTATTGGCTAAAGTATTTGAGCGCAGCACAGCGCAAGCAAATGGGCGTAAAAACAATTTCGCGACGCGAAGCAATACAAGCGATTGCAAAAGCAAGGCACGCAAAGCGAGATTTGGAAGCTATTAAAAGAAAGGTAGAGCAGCGACAAAAACGACTTGCAACAGAAAGAGCTTATACACATTATGGCAAGAGCATCATGCGCTATATGGACGGCATAAAAGATGTAGATACATCGGCATTAAAAGTAGCTCTTGACGCAAAAGATTATGCAAATATTTACAAAGAAGCGGAAGCACTTAAGGAGCAGGGCAAAAAGATTTTGTCTCTATCGCGGCTCGACAACCCTATTCTTGTTGCACGCAACTACTCAATGTCAGAAGCTATTGCCGTCAATAGTGCTGTCGAAGCAAGATTGGCAAGAGAGAGTGCCGAGTTGCTTCCAAGAAAACGATTTCTCGAATCCGAGATTAGATGGGTCGAAGAACATAAAAAATACAACACGTGGAAAGTCGCCCAAGATGCGTATAAGAAAGAACTGCGCATTGTAGAGAAAAAGATTGAAATTAAAGCTGTTGCCGACAGTGTTAGTAGCGCACTCGCATACGCTTCTTTATCAAAAAGCAGGAAGATAAAAGAGTTAGCATCCGAGATGAATCGCATATTAACTCAAAAAAATGTCGACTTAGCTTTAGCAAGAAGCAAAGCACAGGAGATTAATAGAAAATATCAGCAGCTCCTAAAAAACAAGTCAAAATCACCTAAGGTTTTGAAGGAAACGGCAGTTAATCACGAAACAATAAAAGATTTAAAGAAGCGCCTGGGTACAAAATTCCCAAAAACTCTTGAACATCTTGAAGATGCAATAAGTGAATACGAAAAAAACAGCCGTTTTTATGGCGCTGCGGCAAAAACACATAAAAATGAGATAGAGATATTAATGCAACAGGTGTTTAATGAACACGATTTGGGAATGAACATAAAAGATTCTATACTCGAAAAGGTATTGAACTCAAAATTCATGAACACCTTTGAAACTGGTTCATCTGGAGGTTACTTAGGTTCTACGTCTACAACAGGCAAAATCAGCCCCACACATTCACGTTTAGAGGCTGCTCACAAACTGTTCGGTCTTCCACAACGAGACCTTTTAACACAACAATTAGCGAGAACCGAATATGAAAAATATGGAAACTTGCTCGACCATGACATACTGCGCTCAATGCAGAATAACACAGCAAGAAGCTACGGTAATGTCGAAGTTCGTTTTAAAAAAGACAAGGTTGTAGCAACGTGGACAGCAGGAGATTCTTTAGGTGTTAGATATCAACCGTCTTTGGTTAGCGACCCCAAAGCGTGTTCTTATGACGATTTTTATAATACACCTACGTCAAGTAACATACAAACAGCAAACCTTGTAGAATTTAAAAAGAAGCACATATCAACATATCTCGAGTTACAATATCACGGGCAGCTTACTGTTGATTGCATAGAATCCATAACCTATCCATACGATATTTTAGATGGCTCTCACGATATTTTTTTAAAGGTTGCCAAGGAATTTAAAAAGAAAGGTGCATCCATCTATTATATAAAAGGAAACGCCTTGTATAAATTATAAATACACTTCCCTTATAAAGGCTTCAACATTTGGAACCTTTATAAGGTAAGTGTTCATAACATCTGCTAACTCATAAGGATTCCATTTGCCGACATAGGAAGCGACATAAAAAGCGATGTCTTTTTGCGCCGCATTAGCACGGATGTTGCTTGTAAAATTCTCACATACAGCTTTTTCGGCTATCCACAGCTGACCTTCATTTGTACCTTCGAGGGATTCTGGCATTATCGCCTCGCCTTTATAGAAATGGCAATATTTTAAGATATCTTCTGCTGTCATGTTAATACTCTTTTTAGTTAATAATATGCAAATGTACGCCAAATATTTTGCACGCACAAATATTTGAGCTACCTTTGCACCACATTGTTGTATCTCTAACGAGATATTACGTTAAACTCCAAATTGCCCACTGCCAAATGTATCTCCGTCGGCAGTGGGTTTTATTTTTAAACAGGAGTTAATCATAAAGCGCATCATCCAAATCATCGTCGCCAACCAGTCCGTCGGTGCCGGTAGTGATATTGACCTTGTAAGCTTCTATACTTAGGTTGTAGACGCGACCTTCAAGGCTACCTTCACACGAAACGGCGCTTTTTAAGTTATTTCGAACCTTTACGGTTATCTTTGCTTTGTACAGTCCTTTTTTATCTTCCAGCGTGTAAAGCGTTGCGTCGTCAGGGAAAGCTTCGTCGAAATACTTTTGTATGTAAGCTTTTACATCCTCCTTAGTTGCAAAGATGCGAAGAATACCATGCCGGATATTTATTACATCCTTTTCGTTGTCCTCCATCTGGTCGTAAGACTCGCCAACGACAACATATACAGATGATAATGTAGGTGCTTTTTGTGGTTCTCTAACTGTAGCCATACCGTTATTTTCTAAAGTTTATATAAGCACTTGGGTAACGCATCGAGCAACGCTCGGTAACGGCGTACCCTTGTCGGCGAAACGCTCGTACAACGTTTTCCACCGCTTCAAAAGACGATGTGTGCCATTCTTCATTGGGCAAACTACCAACCCAATTTCCTGCGCAACAACCATCGGTTCGCTGTAAAATTTGTACTTCGTTTCTTGTTTTCAGCTTCTCGAGCACCCATGATGTAAGTTCGTTTTCCTGTTGCTCACGGGCATTTGACTTTGGAATTTCTATCATATTATTCTTTGTTTTTGAATTTATAATTGGGACAGTTGTAAGCTTTCATCATGGTCAGCACGACAGGAAACATAAGTCCATGCTTACATCCTCTACCGTATTTGTCGGCTGCTTCACACGTTTCACAGTTGTATCGTGTATTAATGTTTAACGCTGCCATTTACTCTTCTTTTTCGTATTCTTCCACACTGAAATACTTTTTGTCGTCAGTGTCTTCTTTTACCATATTAAGCATACCTCCGCCGATGCCGTTATCAATTACAAGGTCACAGTATGCAAACTGGTTGCCAAAAAAATTGTGCGCCACAATAGCTTCGCGCTGCGGCAGCTCATCGCTGTTCCAAGCCTCGCTTATTATCACCGCTGCTTCTCTCGGTATTTGTAATGTGACCTCGTTTTTTACGATATTACCATTGCAAACAGTTGCGATTTCTACGATTATTGATGCTGTTTCCATATTGTATGTGTTTTGAGTGAATGTTTAAATGCGCTTAACGTTTTCGCCCAACGGATTATTACAAAGTTATCATCTTGTACTTAACGTTTGTTCCAACGTGCTTCATTATTTTAGATGGTTCGCACACCATCGCCACATGACCAATAAACATCGTGGCGGATGTTTGGTTTGCCTTATTAAATGAAGTTTTCCTTCTTCCTTGGTTCTGCCCTTCCCTGGGATTTTTACGGCTTATGTAGCAAGAGCATGGTCCTTGCTCTACGGCTTTTGTCGTGTTGTGCTCACGCCTTGTGATTTTGCGCCATTACCAAGGTTTGGCGGTGGGATTAAGCACCCTTTCCTGCTGTGTTTAGTGTACACCTCACCCTTTCCCCTTTCAGTCCTTTCTTTGTTTGTGAGGCAGGAAACGGCTCAAAGGTAACTGATAACCGAAAATCTATAAGACTGCCTAAGACTAATGAGGTCTTTGTTCCGTGCGCAGGCTCGAACCGCATGTGCTCCATATCGCAACACGGACAATGTAGCGTTTGTTATTTTAGTTTGCTAACCAGGTAGCTAATCTCTTTTTCTGAAAGTCCTATGTTATTAGAATGCTTAAACTTGATTATTTCCTCGATTCCTACCTGCTTTTCCGCATAAGTCATTGCGCCTTCGATATTATTTTCAGAGAGTGCTTCAACAATACCGCATGCAAAAAGCAACATTTCTGTTTTAGCTTTCTCTTTAAGGTCTTTAAGCTCCTTTTGTAAAATCTCGGCTTTTGTGTTGAATTTACATCCGCACTCGATAGCCATATCCATGCTGATATTCTCGCACATCCTGTCAATGTCGTCGCCAAACATTTGTGCAAAATACGTATCACCTTTAAGCGATTGTAAAATCTGAATCTCTTTTTCTTTTGTCATTGTTGTATCTCCTTTTATTAAGCTATTAATTTTAACACCACAAAATTAATAAATTATTAGTAGATAACAAAATTACTAATAGAAAATATTTAGTATTTAGTAAATTTTAAATACACCCTTAAAAAATATATAAAATTATAGTTATTTCTTTGCTGTTGCGCATAAAAAAGAGTATATTTGCAAATATATTAACCCTATGCTTATGAATCAAATCTACGACATGAGCGCAGAAAATGTGCGCCAGTTTGCTTATGAGTACCTGCGATGCGGTGTAACAAGCCGAGCTGTGCAATGTTTTGAACGCTTGCGATGGCTTGGCAAACTTCGGCAGCAGGAGTATTTGCTTCTAAGCGCAATATATTTGCAAATAAGCAATGCAAACGTTGCTCAGGAAACGATTACAAGATACAAAAGTATTTACACATTATAATAACATTTAATTATTTGAGATGAAATATAAGATATTTACAATCGCATGTGCGTGTTGCGCCGCTATTTTTTTTCTTTCATGCCGAAAGAGCGATAGTGCTTTGGCACAAGAAGCCATAAGCAAGTTTATGCTTAAAAATGCAAATGACCCTAAATCTTACAACTCTTTGTATTTGCACGTTGATAGCTCAAGGTCTAATTACTATTCCTCTACAGTCGTGAATGATGCAATTAGTCTATTAGGCGAAAAGCAAACATTAGAAGAATATAAGCACAAAGCAGACGGAGATAGAGATTTAGCCGAGCTATGGAGTGATGTTGATTCTCGTTACGCCAGAAATGAATTTAACAAATATAAGCAGGATTACATAAATTCAGAAGAAGAATACAGACTTAAAAAAATCGAATATGCTCGAAAGTTATCTGATTTTAAAGGACTCCTGAACTACATAAAAGTAAAAAAGTTCCCCAAAATTAAATATGCATACAACAAATACCGCATTAAAAATGAAGATGGCAACCTTGTTGTACAGGAAACTATTTTTATACTCTCAGACGATTTAAAAGAAGTCTGCGAAACGGTTGGTTACAGTTTTTTGGAAAACCTTAAAAAAGAACAAGTGTTAGAAAGACTTGAAGCTGAAGAAGTCAAGTATTAATAAGCACACTGAATAGCAGGGTGCGCAACCCTGCTATTTCTATATCGTCTCCAGCAATTCTTTAGCAATAGCTTTTATGCCGTCATTAAGAAAGTGTCGTGTAAGATACAGCACATTATAACCTTTATCTTCAACGTGTTTTGCATAAGATATACAGGCTACAACAATAATAGTGTAGCCCTTAGGCGCTACCACGCCGTCTTTTGAAGCGTATTCTTCCAAGATATTATCCACTTGCGACTGACCCCCTTTTACCTTGTCGGGTTCAGGTATGCTGCCTACAACCTTATTAACGAGTTTGCCGTCGCAGAATATTGCGAATGACATAGAGTTTTTTAGGTTTGCTGTGCGGTCTTTATAGCCTTTATTATCTTTCGAGAAAGTGACAGCCTTCTCGCCAAGCTCTGCCAACATCGTACTTAAAGCGTTGTCCACAGCTTGCTTTTTCTCCATAAGCCTCTTTTTCAAGGCTTCAACTCCTTTTATCTGTATGTCTACCTTTGCCATACACGCAAAGTTACGGTACGTACTTGTGATTTGAAAGAAAAACAACACCGGCGCATAAACAAAAAGAGGACACGACCGAAGCCCTGCCCTCTCCACCAAAACAATATACTAAAACACTTAATTTTTCTTTTTTACGGAAGCATTAAGTCTAACAGTAAGGTCGGCGACATACGCCCAATGCTCAAGACCTCTGCCGTCATACATGGAATAATCCATTAGCCACCACCTGCATACGCCTGTCTGCGTAGTTCGTCGCACAGCAAGCCGGAAGCCGCATGATGTTTGTAAAAGACACCACTCGCCTTCTTCGGGCAGCTCTTTATTCGGCTCATGCCAAATGCTGCGCAGATACTGCTCAATGCCAGCAGCGAAAGATATACACAAGTCTTCGCGTGCAAATGCTTCCCTGCCATCACCTCCACAGAAAAGGTTGAGCGGATATTTCTGCGCCCACATTTTGCCTTTATCCGCTAAATCCTTTCGCGTGAGAACATCAACTTGCGTCGCTTCCATTTTCTTTGTTTTTCGCATCAACGTATTCTTTAAGGACACAAGCTCCGTCGCCCAAAAGTATATATTTTTCTTTTTGAGCGTCAGACATCGCTTCGTAGGCGGCGCGGCTTGCTTTTTTGATGTTCTCAGGGTCGTACAACGTTGTCGTAAACTTGTCAAAGGTTTGCTTTATCTTCTTGTTTTCGACAATATTGTTTTGATAAACAAACCGATCTTCATGCATGACAAACTTTAGCATTTCTTCAACCTGCTTTATCGCCAGCTCTGGATAAACAGCCATAAAGCATTTCTTTATATCCAGGTGGCGCAGGTATTGTATACGATTGAAAATATGGTCAAACGTGCTCACAGACATGCACACAAGGTTTTGTAACACCACGACCGTAGCGCACAACCATGCGCGAGGAACGCCAAGGTTTTGCAATTTCTCCGCTATTTGGTCGCGCAGTTTCTCGAGTATCGGTATCGTAATATCATAGAGCTGGTTGGCGTACTCGTTGCAATAATTAGGCTCCGAGTTTTCTTCTACAATCTTAATCGTTTTGCGAAGCGACTTTTGTGTTTCTTTAAAAATCTTTTTAAGCTCAAAGCGAAACAAACCCTTCTTTTGCAAATAGCTTTCCATGTATATAAGCCAGTTGTCCGCTATCAGATATTCTGTATATGAGAACTGGAAAACGGACACTTTTCCCAAGTTAAGCGTTTCTTGAACATACTCTGCGTCTACGCTCTGGTCGGCGAATACACGATGATGATTGCCGAAAGCTTCTATGTTAAAACATTTGATTGGACTTTCCATGTTGCTTTGTTGTATTTATAAGATATTGACGATACTCACTGACTGCTTTTGTGAAATAAGGCGACAGATCCAGTCGGTTCACATATTCTTCTATGGAATTTATGTTCGCACTATTGTCGCCACGCTCCCAACCGTTAGCTGTAAGCACCCAACATGCGGTTGTGAACGTATCAGATTGCACATTGTTGACCGTGTTGTAGTTTACACGCTTTTCGACTACGATGTTCATCTTTCTGTCATTTGACATAAATTCAAAACCGTTAAGCGTTTTAGCTGCAAAGCTTGTATCTCCATTGCTTCTGATAAAAAAATCTTTATTACACATTGCGTATCTACGTTACTGTTATTTTATTTCTATTACTTTCAGCCACCGCTCAATAGCGAGCCTTGCCTGCTCAAAAGAGTGACAGACAATATACTCAAAACCAAGCTTGCTGACTTTGTTCTGAAACTCCTTTTGCTTGTCCGACTGCTTCCCTTTAGTTGTTTTCATTTCCAGAAATAGCACGTTGCGCTGCGCTATAACAACTAAGTCAGCGAAGCCTGCGAGCACTCCCTCGCGTTGCATAATAGCTGCCTCCCTTGCGTTGCGAAAGCCTCCGTTAGGCACGGCAGCGATAATATATTTAGGATATTGTAAGCGGAACCACTGAACAACTGCCTGTTGAATTTTAGATTCTTCATGTCGTGGCTTGTGTTTTGTAGCCAGTTGCCGTTTTAAGAAATCATCAAATTTCATCTTTAGTGCGCTGATTCTTTGCTTGAGTTATACACGAAAACCATAACCTCCATTCTTCTTCTGTTCTCATCCAACGAAGACAAGGACGTTCTTTAGGCATAGTTAAAACACTTATCAAACCAAGCATTTCGTCATACGTCAGTTTGTCACTATATCTATCGCCTTGACGAACAGTAAAGCAGTTATTAATGTCTTTATCTGTTTCTATAATGATTTTTTCCATATGTTACTTCCATTCTGTATTGTTATTGTTTTCTATCTTACGATAATAAATCTTACAACGTTTATTCTCGTAAATACCATCATTTTTAGCAAGAGCGTTCCACAAAGCATTGAGCGTCACGCCGATTCTTTTTCCCTGTGCAACAACAAGTTCGGGACAAGTGTTGTACACATAGTTCGTTTTTTTGTTTTTAAACTCGAGCACAACGACGCGCTTGCGAGGATACACTATTTTTCCTTTCATGCCTTAACCTCCTTTCCTATCTGCTGCTGGGACTCACTGATAAGCAAATCAACTATTTTATTGAGCACTTCGCGGTTACAAACGACGTGCGTGCCATTTGTCGCACTAAGCTCCATGCGATACACAACCTCTTCGTTTCGCAGTTTTCGATATTGCTCGTTTAATTCTTTTAGTTGCTTTATAGACATTTTCTTGTTTTTTATGCAGGTACTACCCAATCAGCAGCACCTGCTATTATTATTACTTTAATATCACAAGGTCGGCAACATGAGTGCCAGCTGGAAGCACAAGGCTATCCATGCGTGTTCCATACTGCGTTTGCCTTACGATGCTGACATCTTCGTTGATGTTGATAACTACATATATCTCCGTGTGAGCTTCAACGGACATCGAAACAACACAGGCTGTTTCAAGGCGCTTCCCGTCTTCTACGAGCAAACCGTTAACCGCATTGTCCTGCGTTGAAACAACCATCGCTACCGTGTTATCTTTAACATACTCCGTTGTCGGCACCAGTACCTTGCCTTTGTGTAGCACAACATCTTCGTTTGATATAAGCGGAATAACCACAGCCCTCAAACGGCTGTCTACGTTTACGTTCTCTGTATCGTGCGGCGTGTCAAGTATTGGCATCTCCGCGGACTTTTCTATTTTCTTTGGTCTTCCCATGTTTCTAAAGTTTATTTGTTTTAAAATGGCAAATCATCGACGCTACCAACGCCCACTATCGGCGCATTGCACACATCGGCTGCGTTGTTCGATACACTCTCAAAAGCCTTCATTCCTCCAAGAATAGGCATTGCATCAAGTTCCTCTTTACTCATTTTTTCGCGCACCTCCTTTGGCAACGACTGCTTTACAAGGTGTGTCTGGTCGTACTTTGGCTCGCGCAGCGCAAACGCACTCAAATCCAAATAAACAGCCTTTGGTGTTCCATCTGTGTTCACACTCACGAATAAATTGTTATCTTCGATAGGAATAACAAGACATTTCTTTGTCGCAGTGCTTCCTTTGAGGCTTGCAACGCCTGCGTTTTTATACTTCAAGGCGTTAAGTTTAATACCAAAATTTTCTTTTTCCATGTTGTGTGTATTTTATTTTTTTAGTTCTCTTATAAGCGCGTCAGCGTATCTTACAGCTTCCTTGGCGCAAGAATCGAGGTCTTGATACTCAAACATCGCATCATTCTTCTCCCGTGCGTCAAATCCTTCGTCCGTGTAAAGAGCGCAAAGCATATCTTTCGCAATCTCGTATCTGCGCTGTTCCCAGTTAATCGACCTATGGGTGATGTTTGTCGTACCGTTACGCTTTTCTCTTGTTAGCTTTGCTACACAATCTTTGCAACGTCCCTTGTAGGATTTTGAGAAAACAGACAGCGGCAAAGTCTGTCCACATATCTCACACGTTTTTGTTTCCATATCTCCGTTTTTAAAGTTAGCCTTCGGAATAGGGAGTCGAACCCTTATCTGCGCCGTGCTTAAGGTTGCATACACGACTACTCATAATCTAACAACTAATAACTTATTATGGCGAAAGCTCGCAACCTACCGACCCAATGCCGGACAAATTATTCCGAAGATAAAAGCCCCACCGCCGTAGGGCTGTCCTAAAAAAGAAATCCTATTAAATCTTAAATCGCGCGTCTCGCGACGCTATGAAACAAACTGTTCTATTCTATAATACATGAGTGTTTAAGAAGTCAACCATTGCCAAGTTCTGCGAGAGAATCATCGGTTGGTCAAGCGTCGCGGACTTATACATGTCTGTTGCTGCGTTGTAAAAATCCCAAGCCGTAACCTTGCCCTTGTGGTTGTATGCAAGCATCATCTTTTCCGTGATGCGACCTATCTGTGCTTGATTCAGCGGTATTGTAGCACCGTTCCGTATTTCCTTGTGTTTTGTCTCGGAAGCGACGCGTAAGGCTGTAAGCATTCCTATGATTGTAAACATCTCCTGCGCACTTATCTCGCGACGCTTCATCTTTTCGATTTTCTCGTCGTCTTCGGCGGTGATATTGCGAAGATTATCAAGCCAAATGCTAACCTTTTCAAGCAGCTCGCTCAAGCCAACGCCCATCGTGCTGCCGTCTTTATATGTAGCAGCGTACTGCTCTCGATTCAACATTGTTTGGTTGTGACAGATAACAACGTTTCTTCCAATGCCGACCTGTAAACCTTTTTGGTGGAATGATATAGCAAGGTTTGTTGTTATAGCTTCGTCACCCTCGCCTTTGTCAAGGTCGTAAAGACGAATGTTGCAATACACGCGGCGCAGGATATGCGCTTCGATGGCACGTTCACCAAATTTTTCCTCCTTTTGTGGAAGACGGCTTACACCTGGTGCTCTACGGTCTTTGTTGTTAGCTGCGAACAAATCCCATATCTCAGCACGATAACCACGTTCAGCGCACATCTCTTGTATCTGCTGTATGAGCTGAAAATGATAGATGCCCATGAGCGGATTGCCGTTGTAGTCGTTTTCCTTTTCTGTGCGTGCAAGCTGTTCAAGTGTCAGTGTCTGAACCTTGCTTATGTCGAAATCGAGGAACTGGCGGTCATTTCCGCTTGCAACTTCGAGTTCTGTTGCTGGTTCAGCGACCATGTTGTTAGATGCTGCTACATTCATTGTTGAATACATTGTTGTTTCCATTTTACTTTGTTGTTACGTTAAACTTGTTTCTATAATTAGAGAGTCTCCACGTTTTCCACGTGCAAAAACTCCTCATCCACCTGCGTGTACATCGGGAGCATTGTTTTGCCATACAGCCATTTCGGCATGACACATTCGTTTAAATCTTCCGACTCGCTGCTTGGGCTTACGATTATCTTATTTTCAGGAACCCAAACTTTCTGATTTTGCTGCTCTCCAAAAGAGAACATCTGCGCTTTAGGTGTCTTGACATCCATCATTACCTTAGGGCAACGAAAGCGCACCATTGTTGTCGTTATCTCCATTGTTGTTACTTTATATTGTGTGTTAATAAAATATCCACATTGCGATATAAGCTATGGTAAGACATACCCCCATGCCTAACGCCCAATACTTACACTCGTTTATTTCTTCTTCATCCCAATTGCGTGGGTCCATATAGTCCTTCATATTCTTTTTGTTTTGTGGCGAGGCTTTACACCTCGCCTTGTTTCTTTGTTAAAGGGTATATCTGCCAATCTTTTTGCCGTTGACATAATCCTCTTGCCAAACCTCGTTGTAGTCCGAGGTGTCGTCAGCAAAGTAGCAGCAGACAGACACCATTGCAAGACCTGCGTCGAGGCGTTCTGTTTCGTAAAACCTACCGTCGCTGTGCTTGCCAATGTTTTTAGACTGTGATTTAGCAATCTTACAAGCTTCCTTGTAGTTGTCAGCTCCAATAAAACCAACTGATTCATAATCGTCGGCTGTATCGCCTTTTACATGTTGTTTCAGCGCTACCTCGTAGCGAGGTTTAACCGTATCACCTTTCCAATTTTTCATTGTTGTATCTCCTATTTTAGTTGCTTATTAATTTTAACACCACAAAATTAATAAATTATTAATAAGCACCAAAATTATTAATAATAAAAATTTAGTATTTAATATCTTTTAATACTTAATACTAAGCACTATATTAATAATTTATTAATTTTGTGGCGCAATTAAGAGCTATCGTAATGAATTTCCCAATCTAAAAGGAACAGGGTTAAATATATTAGACCTCCTTTCGCTATCATTACGAACTCTTGTAAAAAATCGGCGATAGGAGGTTTTTTATTTGAATACAATATGATAAAGAACATACGATACAGCATTGTTGATGGTCTTTTCAAGGATAAAGCATCCCTGAAAGCCATTGCCTTGCTGTTGTTTTTTTATCATAGGAGCGGAAAGAATGTTCTCAAGGACTGGTCGGCAAACAAGCTGGCTAATGTAACGGGCGTACATGCGTACACTATTAAAAAGCGTATCGCTACACTTGTAGATATGGGCTATGCGAAAATAGACGGCAGCTCGCTTGTTTTTCTTTCCGTCGTATCAAAGCACAAGGATAGAAACATTAATATATCAGATATATGCTACGACACCATTAAAGATGTAGAAAAATCCTTGTACGCAATTCTTTTGTGCATTGTTCAGTCTCGAAAGGATTTCTGTAAACGTACCATTCTACAAGCTCGCACAGCCAAGAAATTTGATGTTATCAAAAAGGCTCGCGCACTTAAAAGGAAGTATGGCTACGGAGATACTTATACCGAGAACGGACTTTCGTACAAAAGGATTGCGCAAAAATTAGGTATTTCGCTGAAAACAGCGTTCGATTATGTTAAGTATGCGGTTCTTAAGAAGTTTGTTGCGGTGCAAAATCATTTTCACTCTACCTTCATGCCTAAGGTAGGGGGATATCCTGTACCCTGCTTTACCTTCACAACTAACAACTACGCTTACAACGTAACAGCTAACACATATACAATTATAAATAAATTATTCAAATTAAAAAATCGAGCTACAGCCGTGCTTTAATGCATGGTATATATAGATTATAAAAAATATAGGCTTATGAAAAATTCCACAAAGCTTGAAAAAATAAAGAAATTCCTCGAAGAAAACGGCATCGCGTACAAATGTCGCAACAGGCATAGAAATGGGCACTGCGACTTGTTTGTAATTGCTGCGAAGGTGTCCGTGAAGATAGAAGGAGCAGACGACGATATATTTTATCGCAGACACAGGAAAGGCTACCACCCTGTCTTCGTACGCTCCTCCGACACGCCTAAGTTCGCAATAGAAAAGGTTGCAAACACAATACGCGAATCAATGATTAACCAACAGACACACTTAATGAAACAGCACTATGTGTAGACGAAGATATTGTGGAGAGTGTCCGATGTTTAGATACGAAGACACTGACGGCATCGGGGAGTGTTTTGTATGCAAAGAGTTAAGGACTTGCGGTCAAAAGTGCAAGATAACCCGTGATAATATTACAGAAAAGCAGGTGCTACGCATATTACACTACGAGCAAAAATGGCGCAGGGGAACAAAATTAGAGATGCTTTCGCCCGTGCTGTTTGGTGTGGCAATAGACGGTGCGATGCGCTTTATTCGCAAAACGTGTAAAAACAAGTCTTGATATGAAAGCTTCAAAAGTTTTAGTGCGCAGGATAAGGCAAGACCTTATGTCGAAAACAAGCGACGCGGAAAAGGCTGCGATACGCAACTGCGAGCGACTTGGGCATACAGTAGTACGGCAGCAGTCTATATTGACCGGACGGAAAATATATTTTGCCGACATATATCTGCCAGATTTGAAGACGATAGTTGAAATCGACGGGGGTTATCATTACACCAAGTGTCAAAAGCGCAAGGACAACAACCGTTCCACAGGAATTTGGCGCATGGGTTATCACGTTGTAAGATTGAGCAACCACGACGCGCGTGATATAAACAAAGTAAAAACAAAAATAGAACTTATAAAAAGGAGATACAGAAAATGATTTAAATGTATGAAAAGACACGCATACAGAAACAAAGTACCCTACTCCACGCTGCATCCCGACGCAAGGCACTGGACTCGCAAGGGCAGTTCGTGGAAACAGAAAGTTGGCTACGACACGAAAGACGAGGCGTGGGAGTTTCTTGAGCAGAACCCGAAACTGAAAGCGATGGGCGAACGTCCGTATTTCTGCGAACTATGCTCTAAGTGGCATATAGGCAGACGAGCAAGAAGCTTTAGGAGGCAATGAAGAAGTATTACGAAGACAACAAGAATCAAGAACAAAGTGTTTTAAAATGAAGGTTTACATGAAGAAAAAAAATAAAAATAAACGAATACTCTACGGGTATCATAATTTGCGCGAGTTATCGGAAAGAGCTTTGCGAAATCTTGATGGAGCGATGGATAATGCCCATGATGTTGCCGTAATGCGCTATGTGTTGTTGCAGTTCGTTAATTGGTTCAAGACGGACTTTAAGGAATTGCCACTATTCAGTAAGGACCCGTTTACGGATGATGCCTGCAACGGCTTCGCGCGGCTAATCGCCAAATATATGGTAGATATTACGAAAGATAAAAACAAAGGGAAGATATGACCCACATCTACATTTCCGTACATCCCGTTAGTCATCGACTCGAATGGCGAGGATGGGGGGGGTAGTTTCTCGCCCGCCCTTCGAGCCACCGACTACAAATGCCCACACTGCATAATGATTGAATATGACTAAGAAGCATCCATTCGACGATTTTCATCAGCGCATCCATTGGAGCGGAACCTGTATCGGAACCATAACTCAACAATGGGGCAATCCTGCACCTCGTCACGGATGGAGATTAATTATTGAATATGACTGACCCTCACTATAAGCGCGGCACCACATGCAAGGACGGCAAGCTGTATGGCCGCTATCCCGACGGCTCGCTCTATCGCATCTACTCCACCACCGGCCGACCGTTTCTTCAGTTGGTGAACCGAGATGGCGAGACGTTCCTACGCATACGCCAAGCCACCGAGTTGGGCTACACCGACTGTTCCTGCCCAGGAGCTGCCGACCTAAGTTATCCGTCCTCGGCTCTGAGGCGCAGTCGCACAGTCGGGGGTGGTAAACTCGTAAACGCACTGACCGCTGCAAGTAGCGGAATCTGCGTGTTTGTTGAATTATAAATAAAAGGAGAAATGAATTATGAGTTACAATACAACGAAGATAACCGTATTTAACGACGAAAAGGATTGGTATTATGAATTTTGACTTCTACCAATATCCTCGTGGTGAGAACAGGGGAGGTAGGCTAAACACTACGATTTGTCCGACCATCACTATATGTTCATGGTCGTGCAATTGTTTTCTGATTGAAGAATATGATTAACATACAACCCTTAAATGTCTGTGTGGGAGGAATATCAGTAACACTGAATACCCGATACGAGCAACTTTGCATTGAGCATTTGATGTAACTCGCCCACTTTCCGAGGACAGGCGTAATGATTGAATACAAATAAAACAATATGATCACAAAACTCAATTTCACCGACCGCACCATCAAGAGCTATGCCATCCGCAAGCTCACACCCAAGGAGTGTTTTCGTCTGATGGGCGTTCGCGACAATGTAATCGGCACGATGCAGAGCAGCAATGCTCAAGCAGCCGAACGACTGCCCGACTGGAAGGGCAAGGGCAAACCCGAAGACATGGCTATATCTGCCTCACAACAGTACAAGCAAGCCGGAAACAGCATCGTGGTGGACGTGTTGGCTCACATCTACGAGCAACTTTTCTACCCCGCACCACCCAAGCCACGCCCAGGCGAGCAACTCACTCTCTTCGACGACCCCGAAGACTCCCTGCCCTCCCTTCCTACCACCGCAACCGACAAGAACGAGGAGAAGATATTCCTCACCACGTTCTCCGGCTACGACTCGCAGCTCATGGCAGCCGACGTGCTACGGGAGTGGCATCCCGACTTCCGATGGAAGTGCGTAGGATGGAGCGACATCGACAAATACGCCTGTCAGATGCACAACCTCGTCTTTCCTCAGTTTGCCGACTGCGCCTTGGGCGACATCACCAAGATTGACTGGCACGAAGTAAAACGCTCACTCGAAGGTCGCGAAGTGGACCTCTTCACCTATTCCTCGCCCTGTCAGGACATCAGTCAGGCTGGCAAGCAGATGGGCTTGCAGGAGGGCAGCGACACCCGAAGCGCACTGCTTTGGCGAGTGGCGGATGCCGTAGATGTGCTTCGCCCGAAGTATCTCTTGCAGGAGAACGTGGCGGCACTGGTAAGCCAGAAGTTCATGCCCGACTTCCAGAAGTGGCTCGACAAACTCTCGTCGCTCGGCTATGTGAGCCGTTGGGCGCGACTCAACGCAAAGAACTATGGTGTGCCACAAAACCGCGACCGTGTGTTCTGCATTTCCATGCGCCGTGACGTAGCCTTCGACTATCAGTTTCCCGAACCCTTCGAGCTGCTTACCCGACTGGAAGACGTGCTCGAAGAGGAAGTGTCCGACCGCTATTTCCTCAAGGACGATTCCGTGAGCAAGTTCCTCAAGGCAAACGATTCGGACAATGCCCTATTTCTTCAGTTTGATTTGCCACCAACACACGAGGCGGCAATGTTTTTGAAAACGTGGCTTACGTTGTGGATGCAAGCAGCCGATGGTTGGAAAATGACATCTACAAGTCTTCAGCTCGCCCTTTATTCAGCAAAGCAGAAAATGGAGTTGTCTTATTCCGTGTTCACGAATAAGGGAGTGGCTGCGTTATGCGATGAGTTTCAGCGGTTGTTCAAGGAGAATATGGAGAGAAAAAAGAATGGAGTGTAAGCTGACCCACGTCGCACCTCCATTCCGTCTGAATGGGGGTAGCGGACAGATGGTGAATGTTACTGACGGATGTTGTGCGACAACCATAACCACACGCTACGAGGCTATCGGATCGACCAACATCCTCACGCTCGCCCACTATCCAATGACAGTAGTATTGTATGAGTTTGAATAAAATAACCATCAATGTAGCAAATGGAGGGGGTAAACTTAGACTCGCCCACACAATAAAAGCCAACTATTATAAAATGGGAGTACGCAATTTCCTTTTTACCAAAGATGATGGTTTTGACGCTACAGGAGTAATATTTGAATATGCTTAACAAGAACGCTCGCTTAGAGACAATGTACTAACGTGGTTTCCGCCCCTCTCATGCCGCATGGATAGACACCTACAACAAGCAATTCGGGAGGGGTATCATTTACACCATTCAAGCCGGAGTGAGCAGCTGTAATCACTATTATGTCACAGTAGAATTATGAACAACCCTCGCCCCATCGTCCTCGGCTCCTACAGCCCCTCGCAGAACGGCATCATTGTGTCACCACACGGCATAGCCCTGTGTATTGCTGGGGGGGGGGTAAGGGTCACGACGTGGATAAACCGAAAATATTGATAGAGTATGATTGACCGTTCCGTCCTCGTCCACTACCGCACCGAGGAAGCAAAAGCCTTTCGCCGTGAGCATGGCGACCGGGGAGGGTGTAAATACGGCGACAAGTATCACCGCCCCAGTCCGTGGCCGTGGTGCAATTCGATAACAACAGTAACAAAAGACAACCTATTATGCTTAACATTCATCTGATACACGAAGCCAGAACCGAACACGCGAAAGCCGTGCGTCGCTTAATAGGCACTAACGACTTTCGTGATAAGGAATGGCATCTGCGTCAAGGATGTCTGATGCAATGTATAGGTACGTTTCTCACTACAGACAATCTGATTGCAATATGCTACGAATAAGAATAGCAGCCTTCCGAGGTCGCCCGTTGAATGGTTATGGTTACTCCAACATTCAGCGAATGGAGATAAACGTTGGAGGTACAACCAACACCCTCACCTCAGTAGGCAAAGACAATATGGTATTGATAACGTATGATTAACCAAATTCCTTTTGTGCAACGCACATCGCAGCTCTGCCCACGTCGGGGGTACTCCACCGCACTGTCCGCACGCTACGACGGATGGGCAGGACTCTACGACGAGCACGGACAGCACACCATTGTATTGATAGAATATGATTAGATTGCAAATCTTAAATTCTCCCTCCCCCCAAGTATGCGCCACCATTCTTACGCATTACCACAAGGAGGGAGCAGGTAATATCATACAAGGTACAAGTTCGCTCGTCAAAGCACCAGCAGTATTGATAGAATATGAATAACAGAAAAAGTAAAATCCGTATGGTATGGCGTGACGACGACTCTATCCGCTTTTACCAAGACACTCCCGACAAGCGAGGGGTGAGCGAGTTGATGATAAACAATATGTGGGGGGTAGCCTATACGATAATATCGGGAAATGTGGCAAACGTCCTCATTCCACTATAAGAGTATGAATATGACTGACAAGTATTACATCGGATGGGTACGCAGCGGCAAGGACGGCAAGGGTCTCGTAAAGAGCCGACCGCGCAAACGGATAGCCAATACCGTGACAACATCGCCACCAGGCGGCTTTGCCGACCTCGCGACGGGCTGGGCAACATCACACCGCATATAGTATATGAGTAACCAATAAAAACCAATAGACAATGAAAACAGAACCTAACGGCAATATCGTCCCTTGTGAGGCTATCACAGCCCCAGTTGACAAAAAAAAACATGCCGCTTTCGATGTGGTATCGTCAGTGGAGTGCGTCTGCGCATGTACGAAGACCAGTCAAGACGGACGTGCTTGGCAAAACGCAGCAGATGCGCGACCATTGTGACAAATTGGAAAGAGAGGACGAGCAACTGAAAACGTATATAAGAGATGCCGAAAACTGACACCACACGCACCATCGTAGTCGGCATAATGCAGACACCACCCTACACTCACATGTTCGAGAGTATTTGTCGTGTATATTCTGCCAAAGGATTAAGTCCTACTTGTCTCACACACAGTGGGGGTAATCAAGAAATTAAGGTGTTGGTGGAGCTGTAAAGCATGTCCACACCGCATATAGTATATAGATTTGAATAAGATATGAAACTGAGAATTATTCCAATGGAGGCTTATGATGGTTGTATTCCCATAACCATTTATATGGTTCAGAGATATGCCGACCACTTCCCATTCGGTAAATGGGTAAACATAAAAGGTTTTTCCGACAAGCAAAAGGCAGTGGCATTATTGTCACTATTGTATCGTTAAGACAAACAAAAATAAAACAAAAAGGAAAGAGAGAAGATAGTAATAGAACTTTGCGGCGGCAGGATGCCTGAAAAGGCGCACGATGCCGATGCAGCGTATGATGTGTTCACTAAGGAAGACGTAAAGATGTACGACGGGGAGCGTTGCGCAATACCTCTTGGTTTTAAGATACAGCTTCCGAAACATTTGGCAGCAGTTATACAGCCAAGAAGCGGCATGTCTGCCAAGGGTATGTACGCTCAACGACTGTGCGATGACGGATCTGTTAAAGAGGTGCGAATTGATGCCGATGTAAAACTCGGCTTGATAGACAGCGGCTATACTGGCGAGGTGAAAGCAATCGTAAAAACCTTTGAGATAGGCAATTCTCTGGTAGATAACATTATTATCCCAGCCGGCACCAGGATAGCGCAGATGCGCATTGTTCAAGTTCCCAGCGTGATGTTTGAAGTCGGTACGATAGAAAAAGACACGGAACGAGGGGAACACGGATTTAATTCTACTGGAACGAAATAAAAAGCGACAAACATGAACGAGATAAAAATATTTGAAAATCCTGCGTTCGGAAAGATTAGAACAGCAGGGACGAGTGAAGAACCATTATTTTGCTTGGCAGACATTTGTCGAGTATTAGGAATAAACAACGCCACAGACGTTAAGAAACGCCTGAAAGAAGATGGGGTAGATTTAATCGAGGTCATAGATTCTATGGGGCGCACACAAAGAGCACACTTTATCAACGAGCAGAACCTCTATCGTTTAATTATGCGCTCCGACAAGCCTATCGCAGAGCCTTTCCAAGATTGGGTGTGTGGCGATGTATTACCCTCAATCCGCAAAACAGGAAAGTATGGACTGCCACAGACATTTGCCGAAGCTCTGCGCCTCGCGGCTGAACAACAAGAAAAAATCGAGCGACAGCAAAAGGCGTTGCAAGAATCAGCGCATGAAATCGTTGTTTTAAATGGCGCGGTCATGCAAATGCAGCCTAAGGTCACATTTGCCGATGCTATTGTTGGAAGCAAGTCAAGCTGTCTTGTTGGGGAACTTGCAAAAGTTCTTACACAGAATGGCATTACAATAGGTCAGAACAAGTTGTTTGAATGGTTGCGGAACTATGGCTATCTTGGCAAGAAAGGCGAACGGTACAATATTCCCAACCAACAATATATCGAGCAAGGACTTTTCGAGATAAAGAAGGGTGTGCGTAGCGGAAATGATGGCGTTATGCATACAACAATCACAACAAAGGTGACTGGCAAAGGACAGTGCTATTTTATCAACAAATTCAAAAACACCTCTGGCGTAAAATAATATATAACTTAAATAAGCCGTACAAGGGCGGCTTGTAGGTGCGAATCCTACTATTGATTTTACTTGGTTTTGTTACAAAAGCTGTGTCGCAGAAATCGCGAAGCTCGCAAATTGGGAGTGGTTTTTCTTTTGTGACAACTTTTTTAATTTACCATGTACCCAATCACTGGGGAGCTTGCATGGCTTTAATGCGTGTTGTAGTCGTGAGGATTATGACGCGCATTTTTTAAAATCGCACAAATCATTTAATTTTCATTAAATATTAAAGATTTTCTATTATTTATTTTGCCATTTACTAATAAATTATTAATTTTGTGGTGTTAAAATTAATAGACAACTAAATAATAGGAGATACAACAATG